AGTTTATATGATTGAAAGTATAAATGAACGCGCAATGAAGACTTATAACGACCTTCTCAGCCTAGGGACAGCACCTGAGGTAGCACGAACGGTGTTACCTCAGGGAATGTATACGGAGTTTATTGAAACTGGTTCTCTCGCCGCCTACGCGCGACTCTGTAACCTACGCCTTGATCCTGCGGCACAGTTGGAGATTCGGCTTTACGCAGACGCGGTGAAGTCCTTATTGGTAGAGAAGTTTCCTGTGAGTTGGGGAGCACTGATGCACGAGGAGAATAAACCTTCTGACGCTTCTCAGACCGATAAACCTTTACAGCAGTTGCAGCAGCCAGTAACCGTTGATTTGACGACAGGTTGTTAGAATGCCTTGAACACTTGTGTTCGTGCTCTCCAAGCGCCGACTTACAAACCCTTTTACACAAGAGTTCAGAACAAAGATAATCCCAGCTTTCTCCGCGTCTCTTCTTATTTGCACGCCATGCTGCAGATGCCTCATCAAAACGCTGAGATGTGAATTCGCTTGTCATTATATGAATATCACGATTACTCTCTAAGCTTCTTTCTGGTTTTTCTAGGTGACATTATTTCAGGCTGTGGGAATCTAAATAAGTTACGTCTCTTAGTATTTCTTTTTTTACGTATATTCTCCATTTCTTCTAAACGGCTTGGTCCCTTTGTTGATACTTTAGGACTTTTATAATCAATCTTTGTTGGCTTTGATGCCTTAGTTAATTGTATTACTACCGGTTTTGCCTGATTTATCTTTGACTTATTTATTTCATACAATTCAGTGTCTTCTACTAAGGTTAACATAATTTTCAACATTTCAGAATTTAAACTATCTGCAATATCTTCATATGTTTCCATAATATTTAAAATTACTTTTGAAGTATCTGATGGTAAAAAATTAAGGTAAGGCACACTTACACTTTCTCCAAGTTTATTAATAATATAATTTCTTAGATTATTTTCATTTTTCTCTCTATAAATATTTGCAAAAAACGAAAGTGTATCAAGAATTTCTTGAACGAGTTCTTGATTTCCTCCTTTCTGTTTATATGTTTTTCTAAGGTTTCTTTTATTTTTCTTAAGCGTTTTTCTAGATCCTCCTGCTGGAGCTGGCGAAGGAATACCAATACTTACTAATAAACTTTCGAATATTGGTTTTTTTTCGTCTGGAACCCTTGAATACAATGCCATTATAAATCTTATAGGGTTTGGTTCAGAGCCAAGAGGGGCTATATCTTCTACAAATCCTTGTATTCTTGGAATTGTATTAGGCATTTGAATACTTAATTTCTTATATGTCATATTTATAATATCAAGTCCATATGCTGATGAAAACTTGTCAGCAAGAATTCTTTTACTTCTTCCTGCTTCTTGATCTAAATTTATACAGTCAAATGCACTAGCATATGTAATTTCATTTCTTTCATTAAGAATAAGATCATTAAATTCAATAGGTTGTGTTCTATCTAATAAATTACGCATCGCTGTTAGTTCACCATGCAAATTTGTAAAAGGGTTTAACAATCTATCAAATTCTTCTAGTTGTGCAATTACAATTCTATAGACGTTTTCATTTTGTTCACTATCCAGTATATCTAGTACAATTGTCTGTTTTTGCAGCAAATTTGCAATTTCTGTATTTTTTTTATCTAAATCACGTATTCTTTCAATTAGTAATGGAAGTTTTTCATAAAATAGAGAATACTGTGCACAGGTTTGAAGAAATTCTTTATATGAAACATCTGTAGAATTCATTATAGTTTCAAATTGCTTATTACATTCTAGAATCAGTCCCAAAAGCTCCCCTCTATTTGAATCAAGTGTATGCATAACCTGTGGAAGAAGTCCAAATTTAAAATTAACAGTCTTATAAAGAATTGTATACTTATTTTTCAAATATGCAAGTTTATCTATTACTTTAGTGAATACAACTAATTTATCTTTCATATGTAACCATATACAATAAATACCCGTTGAAAATGCCTTTGATGCAGCATTTATATCTATTGTTTCAAATATAGAAGGAGCGCCTGCCTTATGCATATATGTGCGAGTATCATCATTATAATGGACGAGGTTAATATCTCTGAATGCATCTAATACTTGTAATACATCTCCACTATGTTTTCCTATATAACCTGCTTCTAATATATCTGGATTTGACATTCCAAAACAACTACCTAATTTTTTTACTATTTTAAACATAAATCCAGCAGTATTCAAATCTCCATCAATATCAACCGATTTATTATTTTTAGTATATGAAAGACCTACCTTTAATGTATATTTATCACCTTTAACACCATTATGTTTAATATATACAGGATATTTACAATAAAGATATGATAATTTATTTTCTGTATAATATGCTGGATATAGCACGGCTGTGGTATTATGAGGAGATTTGTCTTCAATATAAAACATTGCATCATTTCCAACATTTTTAGATGTCATTTTAAGTGCAGCATCCATCTGAACCGCACGAGTGCGAGCTTGTATTATAGGATTTCCAGTAGCAGCACTATTATCCCATAATCTATGAATGTCGTCTGTATGATGTGTAGTATCACTAATTTTTAGAAATGAAGTGCCAAGTCCTAGTGTTCCGCGTGTTGCAGTCTGTATTTGTTGAACTATAGCAGGATCACTAAATCCGCTTTTTTCTTTTTCTTTTAAAAATACTTTATATTCATACGTAGGATTATCAAATAGATTAAGAGCAATAGAACCGTGGTTTCCTGAATTTGCGATCCCTCTAAGAAACTCATAAAATCCAAGTCCTCCAATAAGGTCATTGAATAAATCTTCCTTTGATATAGTATTTCCTCCAATAGCAGCAGCAGGAGCAGGAGCATTTTCAGGAAGAAATCCTTGAACTATATCGGCATTATAACCAGGACCATGATCTTTTTTAACATCAGAATGAACGATCTCTGACATCCACTGTTCTTTTGTGGTTATTGCAGCTGCAGCTGCAGCTGAACTTGCCATCTATCATATATCGCGATATTATTTTACTATAAAATATAATAAAATAATTTACCCAATGGGTTAAACCGGCCGGTTATGATAAATACTCAAAATCACAGATTTTACTATTTATGTAATACTGAAAATTGGCGATGTCCTCAGAATTGAATTATATATCTCCCATGTCCAAAAGCCAAGTAGCCATCTTGTATTCTGAAGGGGTTGCATATATAATCTGGTAAAATTAAGAGTCATTGCCCTGTGATACAGCTCGTCTATTTCACCAGTTATAATGTTAAAATTATAAATGCTAAATCTAGTGCCTTTCTTTTGATATTAATATATCAAAAAAATAGCGGTCCGAGTGGGGGTTGAACCCACGACTTTCCGGTTAACAGCCGAATGCTCTAACCAACTGAGCTACCAGACCAAAAAAGTTCTTCTGAGCCGGAATTGAACCAGCGACTTAGGGAGAATTGTTAAATTTCTACAATCCCCCGCTCTACCAACTGAGCTATCAGAAGAAGAGGTGCAAGCACCTCGTTTTCTATTAGCAAGGCAGCTAAAGCTGCCGAGCTATCAGAAGAAGAGGTGCAAGCACCTCGTTTTCTATTAGCAAGGCAGCTAAAGCTGCCGAGCTATCAGAAGATGGTCGCAGGGCGACCATCCTTCTATTAGCAACTGTTGCATACTGCAACTGAAGCGACAAGAAGCCATAAAAATGGTCGCCATGTGAGAATATTCCAATAGCAACGGTTGCTCGCACAACTGAAGCCATCAGAATGTGTGTCTATTAGACACTACTTCTAATAGAAACTATTAGAAGGTTCGACGTCTCATCTACGCCTATTTCACTTACGGGATAAAACTTTAGACTGGCAAACGCACCCTCAAATATTTTGGAATATATCCAAGCGGATGAGGTAGTATTGTAGGTGCTTTTACCTTTGCCAACGGTCCTATATAATAATATGGAACTGGAACCCAGCGTTTACTCATTCTAATAGTAATTTTGGTATTTCACATTACCCCCCCACGAAGACGAAGAACCAAATGCAGAGTAGACTCCTTCTGAATATTGTAATCTGACAACGTGCGACCATCCTCAAGCTGCTTACCAGCAAAAATGAGACGCTGTTGGTCAGGAGGAATTCCCTCCTTATCCTGAATCTTCGTCTTGATGTTCTCAATCGTATCAGCTGCCTCAACGTCAAGTGTGATTGTCTTACCAGTTAGAGTCTTAACAAAGATCTGCATTCTAACTATACATCATAATATATTTTTAGGCCAGACTGGCCTCTACAAATTCATCATTTAGATATCTTCCAAGAAATTCACCAACTTCCCCATTTACACAATCAAATACATGCCCTGATTCACTTACCCAAACATCATCATCTTTACGAAGCATATGGCTGTCTGTTTCCATTACTATAGGAACATCGGTGCTCTCTTGATATAATAATTTAAGTTGAACGATAGGCTTACACTGTTTTTTCAAGTTTCCAGACAAGCGCTTCTTCTTTTTATCCACAGACTTTCGGTCCATTTGATGGGGACTTATATACCCCATGTAACCCCAATTCACTTTTTATACTTTGCTATGCAGGCGCAAGCTTGAGAGTCCTAGCACTTGGATCCGAAGTTTCTGGTGACCATCGTGGCATCCAAAAAGGCCAGTAATCCCCAGTTTTCTTATACATTGATTCATACAAAGTCCGATAATAAAAAGCCTCCTCTGTCTTCGGTCGAGGTTCAGCAAATTCCAAAGCCTTTATCGCCCAATCTGCAGGAACAAGTCCGCGTGACAGAACCCTTTCCTGAATCTCTTGAAACCAAGATTTCTCAACTCCACTTACACCGTCTGAAAAGGCCTCCTTCTTTCTCCACAAAACCTCAGGTGGCAAGAATCCAGTATTAGCAAAAGCCCTCCGCATTAATTGCTTTTCCATATTTCCACCATAAGGCCGCCTATGATCGGTAGGAATAGACATAACTGCAGAAACAAATTGCTTGTCTAAAAAAGGCGTCCGCGCCTCCAATCCATGCGAACTAATTGAACGGTCTGAGCGAAGCACATCATATCTATGAATTTCTTTCAGTAATCGATGTGACTCAGTCTCAAACTGATAGTTATTAGGTGCCTTATAGAAATACAAATAAGAACCCCAAATCTCATCTGACCCATCGCCATTAAATACAACCTTACAATCGGTTCTACGACGAACCTCACGTGCAATTAGCCAGTTTCCAACAGAAGCACGAACTGTTGTGATATCATAAGATTCTATATCACGAATCACTAAAGGAATCGCATCAAACATTTCATCTGCAGTAACAACTACTTCAGTATGTTCTGAGCCTATCCAGTCTGCAACAAGTCGCGCATGTTTCAAATCACTGCTCCCAGCCATTCCAATACTAAAGGTCCTCAAAGGGAGAGCTCCTGCTTCATTTAATAGACGCTGGACGCATGCTGCAATAAGAGAAGAATCAAGTCCACCACTCAAGAGAGCTGCAATAGGTCTCTCTGTCATAAGTCGCTTTTTAACTGCATTCATTAATGATCCGCGAATTAAACCAAGTTCTTCAGTATCATTCAAACACCCCTTCAACCACGGAACAGAATGATACACCACCTTTGACACCCTCTCTCCATGGCCCGCCCATACCCCACCAGGAATTGTCCATACTTCGCCAGGTGGAAATTCATAAATCTTTGCGTGATGATCAACCCATTCTTCAAGCGCCTTTCTTTCACTTGCAAATACCAACCCATTAAATCTATCTTCTGACCAATACAGGGGCCGAACTCCATAAGGATCGCGTGCAACTATAAAGTTATCACCATCATTCAAGACAATTGCAAAGACTCCATCCAAAGCACGACAGAAGGCAACAGGATCCTTCCCACTTGCCTTCCATAAAGCCCCCAATACTTCACAATCAGAACCAGTCTTTGACACAAATCCAATTTCCTTTGCAATTTGAAAAGAATTGTAAATTTCACCATTACACATCCATGTAAATTCATCAACAAACGGCTGCATTCCAGCCTCTGTAAGTCCATTAATTGCCAAACGGGTAAATGCAAGAGTAGCACCAGAAATATCCATAATACGAGTCCCCTCTGGCCCACGTGCAATAAGATGTGCAACAGCTGATTCAACCTTTGATCTTAAAGCGGGACTAGAGGTCTTATAAATCCACGCCCATATACCACACATCTTATCAATATATTAGAATCTTCTTAAACCCTTTATTTAATAGAATGGATGCAAGTGATATTATTCGTAGAAATCAACAAGTAACAAATGCAGCATCAAAGGTTGAACAAGTTAAATTGAAGAATCCATCATTTGTTGCGAATACTGTGTCAAATATAACATATGTAAGCACGATGACATTTTCAAATTCACAAGAAAAGGTTGATTTTGATACTGGAATGCAGTTTATTAAATATACTTCCGGTATTCCAACAGTTTCAACAATGGTTTTTTGCGCGTCAAGGACATAAACATGCGAATTAATATACAAATAGATGGATAAATTACAAAGATTATCCAGCGTTGTAACTCTTCTAAAAAAAATCATAGGTGCAGGTATTCCAGCAACTGACTCTGGATATAAGGAAACAAAGAAGGCACTCGACCTTTGGATTTTAAACGGCGAACCCTTTGATACAAAGATAGAATTTATACGATATGGTCGTGTAGGACATCTGTCAGTATATAAAAACAAAAGCCCAACAATGCTTCTAAAAGCAACTGAAGAACTTAAAGAACAAGGAACATAAGGCAATCTAATCCAGTTTAAAAAATAAGTGCATTTACATAGTAAATGATGGAGATTACTTCATCGGTGTTAAATTCACCAATCGCAAAGGCAACTGCAACCGCACTCTTATCCTATGGAGCACACTACGGGATGGTAAAGGCCTATAATATCTTCTGTGTTCCTAATGGAATTTATGGATTTCTGCAAGGACTCGTAACATCAGGAAGTCCGGTCTGTCAGGCAGGTGTGCAGATTATTTCTTCTACACAGGTCTCTTATTCTCAACTTATTATGATGGGAATTTCGCGAATCATTATTGACACCGTCGCGCCTGGTGTAACTGTAAAATAACAATCTATTTAGAAGATGAATGCTTCAGCCGAAGGCTCGTTATACGAGCTCGTCGCCAGAGGCAATAAAGATTTATATTTCTTCAAGGAAGGAGGAGAATTTATTTTTGATAATTCATATAAAGCACAGACCCCTTACTTGGAGGAACTTCGCCGTGTCCCTCCGAAAACATCTGTAGAATTCGGCCGCACAATAGAATTTGATTTTGATTTAGTGGGCGATCTTATGCAAAATCCCACGTTGCTTATAAATCTTCCAACATGGCTTCCTCTTACACAATCTAAAAATATAAGAAAATCAGTGATTCAAGACGCATCAGGCATGACATATGGATATATTCAAGGAATTGCATATTTTCTCTTTGAAAAAATAAGATTTTATCAAGATAATATTCTACTTCAAGAATTCAGCGGAGATACTTTATGGGCCTTTTCCAAGATTTCTGGGACATTTGGTAAACATTTTGTGAACGACAGTTTATCTGGCTGCCACGGCGGTTCCCCTTTAGAAATAAGTAGAAATGCGGCACCGCCTATGCTAAGACTAAAAGTCCCTCTTGTAGGCTGCCAAGAAAATTACAATAGCGGCTTTCCTCAAAGAGCTGCACAGAGGCATTCGTATAGACTCCAGTGCAAGCTTCGCCGCATAGAAGATTTAGTCGAATCTTCAGATTCTTCAACAACACAAAAAGCGTTTCCATGGGAAAAAACAATGATACAGCAATTTCAGCAATCGTCCTTAACATTTCAAACTCTCGCTCGTAATGCAATGGGACCTCTTACAATTCAACTGGAGACAACACAGATATATGTGGAAAAGGATATTCAGCAGAAAATGGAAACTACACCAATGGCCGTGCGTTTTACTCGCCTCACTGAAAACAACTTTACTCAAAATCAGCTAGATTATTCGGGAGTAAATGGAAGCGGTACATCAACTGTTACACGCCGCTTAGATGGCCGTCATCCTGCAAGCCGCATTATGTGGTATTTTAGGAATTTAGAAGATGTGAATGCAAATAGACTTTATAAATTAAACACAGTTTCAAATACACCATACTTTAACACAATAACTCTTTTAATTGCAGGAAAATCAAGAGAATTACCACGCACACCTCTTATTTGGAGAGATTTAACGAATTTTGCAAAAGAGGAGACGGATTCTGGACTCGAGATAAATACAATGAATTGGACGCTTGGTTCAATAGCCCCAGAAAAATTCAAAGATATTAATCTTACTGGGACAGTAAATTTTTCAACTGCCGATAAACCCTCGCTGTATATTGATTTAACTAGACCCGGTCCAAATCCCAGCACTGAAATGTTTGTTATTGTTGAAGGATGGGCAGAATTTAGAACAGACGGTAAGGGGCGCGCTGAACTCTTCTCTATGAATTAATATAGAAGTGTTAGATATGCAGAATCCATATGGTTTAACACGCCCAACTGGAGATATAACAACCCTATTGGATATTACACCAAGGGACTTTCAGGATAATAATTATACACCTCTATCTGCAGATAAAACTTGGTGGATTCCAAATCAAAAACGCTTAGAACCTTTTACAATGAGTATGCAGCAATTTCCATTTCGTGGACCCACTGGATTTGGTCAACGATTCACATTTGATCTAAAATCTGTTGGATGTGGAGACCTTTTAGTTAGCACGGTTCTACAAATAGATCTAGGCCATTGGTTAAGTGAAACAGATATTCTTAGATTAGAATCTGGTAAATATGAAATAACAAATGACCCGTGGTTCTATGCAAATTCGCTTGGAACTGTTATTCTTGAAAGGGCGGAATTTGAAGTAAACGATCAAACGCTTGAAATTATAGATGGAGATTTTTTGAACGTATCATCCTTATTATTCCAGGATATAAATTCCCAGTTTGGCCTTTCAACAGACGGACTTGGCAGAGTGCCTCTTTCCAAACTCTTAGAAACACCAACAACAAAACCATTTCCAACTCAAAGTAGGACGCTATTTATTCCGCTTCCCTTCTTTTTCCAAAGAATTAGACTTGCAGAATCCTTCCCTTTACTAGCATGTAAAGAAGGATCTGTCAGAATTAATATAATTCTTAGACCCTTTCACGAATGCGTTCGCATTTTATCAGGAAGAAGAGCTTCGTGTGACGACACCCCCCTTGGAAAAACCGTAAATATTACAAATTATCTAAATAAGGCGCAAATATATCAAACTATACAGGCATCAACGGTTATACCACAATTCAAAGGAATACAGCTGATAACATATGCAGCCCATACTGATGGTGCTATGCGGCAAAAAATTCTAAGAAGTCCTTTTGAGATTATGACTCGTTCCGCATCTACATTTCATTTTGCCGAACCACTCAAATATGCAATTAACAAATCAACCTCTGACACAATCAGCGTGCAACTTCCTCTTGAGTTAAATCATCCAGTTGAAGAAATACTTTGGTTTGTAAGAAGAAAAGCCACTGCAAATAATAATGAATGGACCAATTATTCTGCAGTAGTTAGCGCCGAATATGACCCTGTTTATAATCCACTAGCACCCCTTTTACACAGAGCCAGTATTCAATTTAATGGTATAGAAATGATAAATGCTGAAGAAACATGGTTTCGACAACATATAGCATTGAAGCATAAGGGTGGAATATCCGCATTTGAAAATTATATTTATGGATATTCCTTTTCAAAAAATCCAGGAGAACATCAACCGTCTGGAACAGTGAATGCATCAAGACTGCAGAGTGTTAGACTAAATTTAGAAATTCAACCACCTGGTGGAGTATATGAACAAGATTGGGAAGTAAAGGTATTTGTTATTTCTTTGCAGTGGCTACGTTTTCAGGACGGGTTGACAAATAAAATGTATACGGATTGAAATAAATCTTATATTTTTCTAATACTTTCGGCAATACATTATATACTGCATCAAACATCAATAATGCTCCTCCAAAACTGATTAGAGTTTCATCCCATTTACCGAATGCTGGAGAACCGTTTACAAAAAAGTATGTTATTAGGAAAGCTCCTAAGATGCTTTTAAAAAAGAAGTCTGATATCAAAAATAATTTACTATCTTGACTTTGAAATTGAAATATAACAAGTATAAACTGGAGGATCATCGACAATTTAAGAAATAGTAAAACTTTCACGTAAGCCTTCATTCTACTAAATCGCCAATATTTGTAAAAAGATTGAGAGCATCCAAGAAAAGTCCCATGGAAGAATCTACATAATCTTTCTTGCTGCGACGAGCATCCTCCTTAAGGCGTTGAGTGTCATAGGCCACATAGACAGTAAATAGAAGTGTGCCAAACCATGAAAGAGCCGTATTGATAGAAGACGTGGTTTTCTGAGGTGCACCTCCAAGGACTCCTAGAATCAATAATAATCTAGCAATGACTAATCCCACTAATGCAGCAAATAGATATCCGCCGAATCCTATGATATTTTGATTATCATAGAATCCTACAGCCGTCATTGCCAAGAAAACACCAGCCACTGTTATAAGAACATCATCAAGAGCATTTTTATCTTCAAGTTTCTTAACAAACTTTGTTAGAACCTGACCTATTAATACAAAGAAAAGGGCAGCAAGTGCATACTTCTCAGGACCGGGCTCTAACGCAAGTAAAACCCATAAAACCGCAAAAGATAAAAGGGATTCTATCAATATTGCCCATGCATTTGAAGACACGGGGTATTTAGAACTTAACGCAGTAAGTCCAAGGCCACCCAAAAGATGCAAATACGTAATTCCTATAAATGAGCCACTGTCTTTCATTTCTAAGAAGAGCTAAAGATATTGTAATAACCTCAAAACAGAATGGCCTCCGCCGGCCTATTAAAACTTATAACGTCCGGCTTACAGGACGAACGCCTATTATCGGAAATTCCAAATTTAGACACGTTTCAGAAAATATTCGTAAAGGCCGGAAGATTTACAACAGAGTGGTATAGAGTAGATTTTGATAATAAAGCTGCTCTAGGCACAACAGCAAAAGCAACTCTTCCTCGCAGAGGGCATTTAATTACTAGAGCTTTTTTGGTTACAACTATGCCTGATATTTCAACAATACAGGCGGCAGCCAGGAAATATGCAACGGATAATGGATTAGAGTTCGCCGGCCCCACATTTGGATGGACAAATTCAATTGGACATGCTTTAGTAACATCAGCCACTCTTAGCATTGGTGGAAATCCAATTGATACTTTAGACAGTAGGCTTTTAGAAGTTCTTGATGAGTTTCACACCCCTCTAGAAAAGACAACAACTGTGAATCGTTTATTAGGTCGTCACGATAATGGATTTAATCCTAAATCAAATGGATTCAATGGAATACAAGAAGTTGTGACTCCTCTCCCCTTTTGGTTTTCCCGTGGCGATCCCTCATCTGCATTACCAATTGATGCTATAAGCAATGACTTGGTTCAACTAGGCGTTTTATACACTGATATTGATAACTTATATTCGAGCACAACTCGTATTAAGGATCCAAGATCTTATGTGATTACACCAGAAACTCAAGAATTCCAGAATGTTACTTCGCAGACAATTTTAAAGAAGTGTATTCGTGTATTTGGAAAGGACGATGAAGTAATTACCTCTATACCAGGACCGAATGGCTTACTTGCAATGCCTCCTATGGCTGGAAGTCCTTTTTATGTTCTTGATCCGAGTGGTCAGGAAGTCTTTGGGCTAAATGGTAATCCAGAAAAATCCGTAAGAGTGCGTCGTATTCCTGGTATCCAGATGCCTGAATCCTTTCAAATACAGGAATCATATGTCCTATTGGAATATGTTTATATTGACCGCCCTGAAGCAAATAGAATTCGCTTAGCTGATATATCATATCCCATAGTCCAACATTACCCTTTTACACAAGAATCAGGAGGCCATCCATCAACGAGCATAAAGATGAGAATTCCAAATCCATGTAAGGATATTTATATAATGCCTCATCGCACGGATGCAAATTTATTAAATGCGCCATTTCTTGCAACTCGTGATTTGTCTGGAATTTATATTAGAGATATAAGCGGAATAGGATCTGTTGCACCATGGTGGCCAGATGCACAAGGTCTTTCTGTAGAAAGATTCTCACCTCTCATTCCTTCATATTCTTCTATAGATTCTGAGCCTCTTCAAAGTCTTTCACTTACATATGAAGGAAAAATGATACGTTATTCTACAGATTGCCCGACATTCTTCAGGTCTGTCCTTCCATCGATAGAACAAAGAAAAACTCCATGGCATAATAAATATTATTATCATTTACCCTTTGGCACAAATTCGGAGTTTGCTGGTATAAGTAATCCAATGGGCGAAGCAAATCTTGATAAAATTCTTAAAATAGATCTGACGTTGACATTTAAACCATTTAGAGGTTCTAATCGCACAACGGATGTTCCAGCATATACAATTTATGTTTGGGCAGAAACATACAATATTCTGAGAGTTTATGGAGGACGCGCAGGTCTTTTATTTGCTTATTAATTTTGGTATTTCACATTACATATAAAGGGATTATTATAAAATAAACAAGATGACAATATTCGTGACAGCTTTAATAAATCTTCACGAAGATCGTTCTAAAGAAAAATCAACCGAAGAGAGGTTCAGATTCTTTCATAAACTTGAAGAAACCGGTGTGAGAATACATTTGTTTTTGTCGAGAGATATAACTGATTATTCTCCCCCTGCAAATGTATCAGTAGAATATATCGATTTGCACGAACTTGATACATATAAAGAACTAGAAGGCCTAGAATATTCTCTTCCTTCTTCAAGAAATCTTCATAAGGACACTGCAAATTATATGATACTGATGAACAGCAAGGTTGAATTTATACACAGGGCGATGAAATCAGTTCAGTCAGCAGACTCAACACATTATGCCTGGATAGATTTCAGCATCTTTCATGTTTTATCGAAGGAAGAAACCCCTGC